TGTCTGCTGCCGAGACGAAGCAGTCGGCGCAGAACGCGGGCGGCGTGGTGCTCACCGACGAAGACCGCCTCGCCGCGAAGCTCCTGGGGATGTCCATCGAGGCATTCGCACAGGCCAAGCAATCCATGAAGGAGTAATCAGCCATGCCTATCATCACTCCCGCCCTCATCACCAGCCTGCGCGTTGGCTTCTCGAAGGCGTTCCAGGACGCGCTGACCGACACGCCGACCGATTGGGCCAAGGTCGCCACGCGCGTGCCGTCCAGCTCGGCCAGCAACACCTATGGCTGGCTGAACCAGTTCCCGACGCTGCGCGAGTGGGTGGGCGACCGTGTCATCAAGGACATGGCCGCGCAAGCCTATCAGGTGGTCAACAAGCTGTACGAGGGCACGGTCTCGGTCAAGCGCACCGACATCGAGGACGACAACGTTGGCGTTTACACCCCGCTGTTTTCCGAGATGGGCCGCGCCGCTGCCGCCCACCCGGACCAGCTGGTGTTCGACCTGCTGAAGAACGCGCACACCATCAACTGCTACGACGGGCAGTACTTCTTCGACACAGACCACCCGGTCTATCCGAACGTGGACGGCACCGGCACGGCGGTGCAGGTCTCGAACGTCCAGTCCGGCACGGGCGACGCGTGGTATCTGCTCGATACCAGCCGGGCGCTCAAGCCGCTGATCTTTCAGGAGCGCACGCAGCCGGAGCTTGAGACGCTGACCTCGACGCAGGACGAAAGCGTCTTCATGCGCGACGAGTACCGCTACGGCATCCGCTACCGCTGCAATGCTGGCCTCGGCTTCTGGCAGCTGGCGTACAAGAGCAAGGCCACGCTGGACGCGACGAACTTCAACGCGGCGATGACGGCGATGATGAGCTTCAAGGCCGACGGCGGCCGCCCGTTGGGCGTCAGGCCGACCGTGCTCGTGGTGCCGCCGTCGCTGCGCGCAGCGGCCATCGAGATCGTCAAGAACGAGCGGCTGGCAAACGGTGCCAGCAACCCGAACTTCGGCGTGGTCGATCTGATCGTTTCGCCGTGGCTGATCTGATGGGGTGATGCGTGGCGCGCGCACGGACCGCCAACCCGGTGCTCGACGGCGTGGTGGACGTTCCACCCGCCGCCGCGCGCGTGCGTCTGTTCGTGCGAACCGTCTCGGCGCATGGCGATCGCCAGCGCTACCGCGCGGGCCTCGGCCCATTCGGGCGCGATCCGGTTGCGGTCGAGGTCACGCCAGAGCAGGCCGACGCGCTGCGCGCTGACCCGATGCTTGCGGTGGGCGAGGCGGCCGGTGAGTAGTCCATGCCCTACGCCGTCCAGTCCGACCTTGAGCAGCGTTACGGTGCCGACGAGCTGACGCAGCTCACAGACCGCGCCGGCGCAGGCGTGCCGGACGCGACCATCGTGGCCCGCTCGCTGGCGGATGCGGACGCGGAGATCAACGGCTACCTCGCCAGCAGGTATGCGCTACCGCTGGCGACCGTGCCGCCCGTGATCGTGCGCATCGCATGCGACATCGCGCGCTACCGGCTGTGGGAGGACCGGGCGTCCGAAGAGGTGCGCCGCCGCTACGAGGACGCGCGGCGGCTGCTCGAATCGATCGCAAAGGGCATGGTATCGCTCGGCCTGCCGGAGGCCAGCGCCGCGCCTGCGCTTGCTGCCGTGAGCCTCGGTAACGCCCGCGTGATGACGCGCGATGGGACCGGTGGATACTGATGCTGGACATCGAGCCGCTGATCCGCGATCGCCTGGCGGCTTCCGTGCCGGGGCTGGCCGGTGTGCACAGCGCGGTATCGCTCGGATCGGAGGACGTTGCTGGCAAGCGGCTGCCCGCCGCGTTCGTGGTCGCAGATGGCTATCGCGTGATCGAGACCACCGGATTCGGTCGCGTCTCGCGCGTCGCCAGCCGCTGGCTTGTAGTGGTGGCGGTCCGCAACGTGGCCACCGTCGTCGATGGGGCTGCAGCGCGCGCCGATGTCGCCGATCTGGTGGCCGCGTGCATGGCGGCGCTGATGGGCTGGCAGCCTCGGCCCGGCCTGCAGCGCATGCAGCTTATCGATCCGCCCGCGCCCGTGTACGATGTCGGCCTGTTGCTGTACCCGGTCGCCTTCGAGGTGGCCGCTGTTGTGCAGGGGATCGAGCCATGAGAGTTGTCGTGCTACAGCCGCACACGCATGAGGGGCAGGATTACCCGCCCGGATCGGTGCTTGATCTGCCCGATGACAGCGCCGAGGCGCTGATCGCCAGAGGGGCGGCGACCGAGGCCAAGTCGGACGACGCTTCCGAGCCGCAGACCCGCAATCGTAACCGCAAAGGAGACTGAAGATGCCTTATTTCTCGGGACAAGGGCGCGTCTACATCGCCAACCGCGACACCTCTGGCAATCCGCTGTCGATGCGCTGGCTCGGCAACGTGCCGGAGTTGCGCGTGTCGCTCAAGATCGACACGATCGAGCACAAGGAGTCCTACTCCGGTCAGCGTCTGACCGACCTGCAGCTTATCCGCGGCAAGGACGGCGAATTCAACGCGACGATCGAGGACTTCAGCGTCCAGAATCTGGAACTGACGCTGTACGGGCAGACGACCAGCGTCGCGGCCGGCACCGTCACCGCCGAGACGTTGCCCACCGGCGCTGCTGCTGGCGACATCTATCTGCTGGCGAACCAGTTCGTCTCATCGGTGGTGGTTAAGGACTCTGCCGCCTCGCCCGCGACGCTGACGGCTGGCACGCACTACAAGGTGCACGCCGAGCAGGGCGCGATCGAGTTCCTGAACGTCGGCACGTTCACGCAGCCGTTCAAGGTCGACTACAGCTACGGCGCGGCGAAGCGGATCGCCATGTTCAAGACCGGGCAGCCGGAAGTCTGGCTGCGCTTCGACGGGCTGAACACGGCAAACAGCAACGCGCGCGTGATCGTCGATCTGTACCGCGTGCAGCTTTCGCCGGCGCAGGACTTCGCGCTGGTGGGCGACGACGTGCAGAAATTCGCGCTCAGCGGCCGCGTGCTCGCTGACGTGACCAAGAGCGACACCGGACCGCTCGGGCTGTTCGGTCGTGTGATCCAGGCCGGCTCGTGATGAGGCGCGCGTGGCCGTCAAGCTGTATCGCGGCGACACGTGGACGCGCGCGTGGCTGCTTACGGATGAGGCCGGCGCGGCGATCGATCTGACCGGAGCCACCGCCCGACTTCAGGTGCGCGACCAGGCCGGAAACGTCGTCGTTTCGGCCTCCACCACGGACGGCCGGCTCACGATCACGCCGGCCATTGGTCGCATCGACATGACCGTGCCGTATTCTGCGACCGGGCTTACGCCGGGCAGCTATCGCTTCGACCTTGAGGTCACGCATGCGAGCAGCCTGCGCCGCACCTACGAGCAGGACACGCTTGTCGTGCTGGAGGACATGAGCCATGACTGACGTCGTGAAGATCATCGTGCGCGAGCCAGCGATCGTAAAGGTCGGCGTACCGGGGCTTCCCGGACCCGGTGGCGACGGCGACATGAAAAAGCTCATCTACGACCCGCACGGGTTCGAGGTTGACGTTTTCGACCTGGGGCACATGACCGGCACCCTGGACGCCGGCACCTTCTGAAGGGGACAACAACATGGCACGCTTGCAACTGCGGCGCGGAAACCACGCCAACCTGCCGACGAGCGGCATGCTAGCCGGCGAGCCGTTCGTCACGCTCGACCGTGGCAACCTGCACGTCGCGAAGGATCCGACCACGCGCATTCCGGTCACGCCTGCCATTGACCAGCTTTCCTCTATGCCCTCCGTCGATGGCACCGCCGACCTCATCATCATGCACGATGCGAGCGAGACGACGGCCCCGAAGGAAAAGAAGATCACCTTCGACGCCTTCAAGACGGCGCTCAACATTCCGCCCGGCTCATCGGACGAGAAGGTGGCCGTCGTCTCGGGTGGCACCAGCGGCTACCTGTGGGGCACCGACGGCACCAACGGCGTGCTGCGGATGGGACCGTCGATGTCATGGACGAAGGACTCCGGCAACGCATACGTGACGCTCGACGTCAACGTGGTCGATGGCGGCACGTTCTGACCGATCCTGACGGGGGACACTGCACATGAGCGACGTTCCGGTCTGGTACTGGATCGCTGGCACCGACGAGGACGGACGTGCGATCGCGCAGCGCGTGCCGCGCACGGGCGCGGACCCGGCCGCCGACGGTGCGCCTGCGGACGCCATCGCCACGATGCAGGACGCGCAGACCTGGCGGCAGGACATCATCGACGAGCTGGACGAGCTTGATCGCCGGAGCATCCGTGCGCTGAGGGAAGGCAACGCGCAGCGCCTCGCGCAGATCGAGGCAGACGCGCAGCGTCTGCGGGAGCACATCCGTTACATCGCCTCGCGCCTGCAACAGGCGTCATGAGCCGGCTCGGCGAAATCCTGCGGCAGCAGCGCACGCAGCGACGCTGGTCACTCAATGACGTGACGCGCGAGCTTGCGCGGCGCGGGATGCCGATGAGCGACCAGTACCTGTCGCAGATCGAGTGCGGGCTGCGCGATGGAACGGCCTCAGCCGTGCGGGCCGCCACGCTGCTGTACGGTCTGGACGAGGACTGGCTGCTATATCTGGCAGGGTTGCTGCCGCAGCGCATCGTCGCGCTCGATCTTGACGCCGGAGGTGTAGCGCGCATGTACCGAGCGGCGGAAGACGAGGCGCAGCGCGCTGCACGCCGTGCGCGCCGGGCGCGTGCGTGGACGCCGCCGGATATGTGGGGTCGATGAGATGCCACGCCAACAGATCGCAAGCGACAACTTCAACCGCGCCGACGAGACGCTCGGTTCGCCAAACTGGCAGCAGATAAAGCCTAGCTGGGGAACGGTCGATGTTGTATCTAACAAGGTTCGCGCGACGAGCGCCATCGGAGAAATCAAGGCAGCCGGGTGGATCGCCAACAGCTTCAGCGATGACCAGTATGCAGAGGTAGTGCTCGACCCTACCGGAATCGGCTGGAACACTCAAACGATTGGCGGCGTAGGCTGCCGTTGGAATGGGTTGACCGAATCAAGCGCCTCGATGTATGAGGCGATCTGGTTTAACAAGGAAACGCCTGAGCTGCGTATCGTCAAGCTGATCGCCGGGACGAGCACGGTTCTGGCGAGCAAGTCGTACTCTCCGGGATCGCCATTCACGCTTGCCCTCGAATGCGAGGGCAGCACGCTCAGGCTGCTCGTCAACGGCACGACCGAGTTAACGGCGACAGATACTCAGCTTGCATCAGGCAGGCCAGCAGTCCTTGCAAGAACCGATAGCAGTAAACCGCTTCCAACAGTTGATGACTGGTCTGCGGGGAACATCACATCAGGGGGACAAGACGTGGCGATCATTCAGTTCAAGCGCGGCACGCGCGCACAGATCGACTCGGCGGCGAGCTCCAACCAACTGCGGGTGGCAGAGCCGTATCTGCTGACCGACGAGAACCGCATGGCGCTCGGACTGTCGGTGAACAGCTACACCGACATTATGATGCGCGGCCTCGACCAGACGATGTGCTGGCCGATCCGCACGGCCACCCCGAAAATCGCCGGCGACCTCAACGGGACCGCGCTTTCCACAATCACGATGACGGCCTCGCGCCAGTACTGGATTCCTCTGGTGGTCGCGCGCAAGATCACGCTGACGGGCCTGCGCGTCTCGGTAACGACCGCTGCAACCGGAGCGGCATCGATCGGCATCTATAGCAACCGCGTCGTCTCAGGCAGCGACGAGCCTGACCAGCTGCTTGCCTCCGTGACTGGGCTCGACACCGGGTCAACTGGCGACAAGACGGGCACACTGAGCTACACGCTGCAGCCCGGCACCATCTACTGGGCGAGCGTGATCTGCGCGGCGGCTGCCACACTGCGCGCGCTTGCAGAGGACTCGGTCCAGCCTGCGCTCGGCCGGACCGTCAACAACACGACCATGATTACGCATCTGTACGCATCCGGCAGCGGTTCGACGCTTGCCAGCCCGGCACCGGCGACGTTCACGGCTGGTACTGGCGTTGCGCCAGCGATCTATCTGGTGGGGTCGTGATGGA